GCATTGGGCAGTGCGGACACCGATCCTGCGATGGATTGCTCGCTGCTGTGCTGGCTCGCAGAACAGGATATGGCGGCATGACCGACGCTCCGATGCGCGTTGGTGGCGCGGCGCAGGTTACGATGCCGGGGCTAAGCCCCGCCGCACGAGGCTCGCTGGCCGGTAGCGCCAAACTGGCCGAGGCCGACATCGCGGTCATACGCCGGCGCCTGGCGCGGGGCGAGACGTGCGTCGGGATCGCTGCGTGCTACCGCGTCCACAAGTCGACGATCCACCGCGTGAAGTGTCGGGAGACGTGGCGTCATGTCGCGTGACCTCCCTATGCGCGTCTCTGGCGGGGTCCAGGGCGTCCGCGTGTCGGTGCCGGCCAAGTTCCGGCTCACCGCGCCGGTCGCGCCGGAGGACGAGCTGGCGGCCTCGGTGGCGAGCGCCATGGCCTACCTGCTGCCATCAGACGCGATCTTCACCGCCTGGGACTTGAGCAACGCCAGGTCCGCGATCGAGGGCGGCCGCAAGAAGCGCATGGGCTGTTTGGCCGGTTGGCCCGATTGCTCGATCTGGTGGCATGGCCGCGTCGTGCTCCTGGAGCTGAAGCGGAGCCGCGGCGGGCAGCTCTCGCCGGCTCAGAAGGCGCTGCATCCGCGGCTGGAGGCTGCCGGCTTCCCGGTCGCTGTCGTCCGCTCCGTGCCCGAAGCGCTCGATGCGGTGGCGGCTGCGGGTGTACCTTTGAGGGGGCGCGTCGCAGCGTAATGATCGCAATTGGCACACAGTTTGGCCGATTGACTGTGCTCATCGCCGCGAGCGCGCAGCCACGGGCGGTGGCAGCTTAGATGTCGTTGCTCCGCGCCACGCTGATCACGCTGTGCGCCTGGGCGTTGGCGTTCGGCGCGACCTGGGTGGTGGTGGTGATGATGGGCGGGGGGGTGCGATGACGCCGGCCGCCAAGTGGGTCGCTGAGAAAAGCGTGTCGGAACGTAAATGGTTCTACACGAACCAATACGACAAGCTGTTAGCACCATTCCCTGCGGTCAAGTGCTTCGAGGTCTCGGCTGTCCGCGAGTTGGCGAGCATGTTGGCAGAGCATGCGCAGGAAAAGAACGCACTGGCCGACAGTTTGGCCTTTCTGCCGGCGCCCGCGACCTGGCTGGAATATCGCCGCGAGGGCGAGGGTGTCATCGAAGGCTATCTGCTGGTGCAGAAAACCGAGACAAGTGCGAGTTGCGTCTCTGTCTGCCTCGCTGACGTTGGGCCTGGGTTGGCATTTATCCCGATGCCACTGGCTGATTTGCCCTTGCTCGGTATGTCCGATGCTGACACTTGGGCGCTGGACAGCACGCTGTCGCAACAGACGCTTGGCAGTGATGAGCGGGTGGCTGGCCGGGCGCATTGGGACGCCAGCAAGGTCGATTGGGATCGACTGCTAGTGGATGAACAGAAGCGCGCTTATTGGCTCTATGCGGCGCTCTCGATCATCAACTCACCAAAGATCGTTGAACAGGCATCGCACAAGCCGTCATCTGGATTACAGAAGCGGCTTGGAAGGAAAGCAGGCAAGCCGTTCGAGTTGTTGCCGTGGCACGAGATATTTCTTGACGTGCGGCCTCCAACCGATCGTGAGGGGCGCGGTGGTGATGGAGAACGCCTGACCGGACCGAAGGCGTATCACTTCTGCCGGTCATTCATTCGCATTCGCCTCGGCAAGCTTGAGCGTGTGCGCTCGCACTGGCGTGGCGATCCGACGCTCGGTGTGTCGCAGGCCAGCTACAAGGTGATGCACTGATGAGCGGCTTCCGACTCAACGCATTCCGTGCCACAAACGAGAACGCCCCGGCGGGAACCGGGGCGAACTGTAACTGCATAACGGTTGCTCGGGTGTGCTACGAGCGGGGACCACTTGACCCCCCCGTTTTATCGCGCCCTCGGGGACCGCACAAGAGGGCTGTGCTTATGAGCATCTCACACAACTGTGGCCGTCCCGAGGGGCGTCGTCACCGCGACAAAATCAGCAAATGGATCATCCCTAAATTGGAGGTTGGCTGCCGGGTGCCATCAGCGAACTGGATGTCCAGGTTCCTTGGTATTTCGTCCTCCGAGGGCGGGCGGCAGATCCGGCGGGCGCTGGATGAGGCTGGGGTGGTCACCGAGACGCGAGGCGTGGGGCGTGGGCGGCGGATCTATGTGGTGAGCATGGGGGAGCGGCCATGACGCCGCATGATTGGCTGCGCGCTATTGAGGTGTGGTCGCCATTCATCGTGATCGCTGATCCGGCCCACACGAAAGAAGAATGCATCGAGGCGATTGGCGATGCTCTGGCGCGGAACTTCCCGCCGGAACTCTTCTGCGAAGCGACGGTGAGGGTGGCGACGCGGCACTGCGAGACGTTCCCGAACTATTACTGGTGCTGCAGGGTTTTGGAGGGACGGCTATGAGCGCGCCGGCGTTTGCATGGGCCTTCGAGCGGGGCCATGAGCTGGGGCTGACATCGAGCCAATTGCTGTTGCTGCTGTATATGGCGGATCAGTCCAATTGCTCTGGATCGTTCTACACCGGCCAGCCGAGGATGGTGAAGTACACCCGGCTCAGCGTGCGGACGGTGCGTGACCAGATCCCCCAACTGGAGGCGCTCGGGCTTATCCAGGTGATGGCGACACCCGGCAAGCCGACCCTCTATCACCTACTGATGCAACCTGTGGGAGAGGCAGCCACTGCCGCCCCGGCAAACGGCGCCGGTCGGGCAAATGGTGCCGCAACCCCGGCAACCACTGCCGCCCTACCCCGGCAACCACTGCCGGTCCACCCCGGCAATTTGCGTCGCCAACCCCGGCAAAATCTGCACGCAACCCCGGCAACCACTGCCGGTGACCCTTTAGTTACCCAAGAAGAAGACCCTAAGAAGCGCGCGAGCGCGCAGGAAGGAGGAGGTTTTAAAAACTCTGAACCACAAGGCGGAACCCCACCGCCTACGCCTCCCCCACCACAGGCCCCGGTCATCGGCACAACCCCAGGTGGCAGCTCCTACAAGCCCCCCACGCCGCAGTTCGCCAGCCCGGACGAAGCCCGCGCCGTGTTCCAGGCATTCCTCGCCGCCAAGCGCCAGCAAGCCCACCCAGAGCCAGAACCAGCCGCCGACCCGCTCAAGGCCAAACGCGCCGCCGCCGCGACAATCTTCCACCTGCGCAAATACGCCCCAGCCCCAGGCGCCAAACCGGAACGCTCACGCTTCGAGCAGATCGAGGCGCTGGACAAGCCAGCAACAGCCGCTGACATCATCGGCGAAATCCTGACACCCATCCGACGCGGACCACTCGATCCCGTTCACACCGTCGCCGAGCAACTCGCCGCACTCGGTTACCCGAACATGGTCGAGGCCACAGCCTGATGCCGCTTGACGCCAACCACCCACAGTGCGTAGCTACACCCGAACCCGCAGTCGGTGACCTCGGGTGCGGTAGCCGTTGGGGCGTCGTCCACACCCACCCACAAGCCGAGCACTGGGCCAGCGCCAACCTCCGCCGACAAGGCTACGAGGTCTGGCTCCTCACCCGAGCAGTGCTGCGCATGGATCGCGTCACACGCACCATCACACGCCGTATCGACGTGCCGCTGTTCAGCAACTACCTGTTCGTAGGCATACAATCGCCCTGGGCGCCAATCCAACACACACTCGGGGTTAATCGCCTCATGATGTCAGGTCTAAACCCGTATATACTGCCAGAAGGCGCTGTGAGCGCGCTACGCAGCGTGGAGGCGTTGGCCGCTACCCAACCACCAAGCGAGGCCCAGTGGCACCTGGGCGATGCTGTGGCGCCTCGCGTTGGCCCGCTGATGGGGCTGCCAGGGGTCGTCCTCGCACTGCAGGAGGAAAGCGCCGTCGTCGGCATCCTATTCCTCGGACAACTCCGCGAAGTCGTCTACCCATTCGACGCACTCGTCAGTCGGCAGGACTTCTAGGCCTAGATGACGACACCAACGCAGCACGCGCCGCTCGAACCATCCACACGCTCAGCGACTTTGGACAGGTATTTTGACTGCTCAGTTCATCAATGCACTCAGCCTTGCTGTCACGGCTGGATGTGAAGACCGGGAGCTAACGTGTTGCTGTCTCTAAGCTCGATTGACAGAAAAAGGCAGCCCCCTCGAAGTAATGGCAGGCCGAAAGGAACGCCCAATAGCGTCAACGCGGACGTACGAGGCATGATGCTACAAGCGCTGCACAACGTCGGTGGCGTGCGCTATCTGGCCAAGCAAGCCCTTGAAAACCCCAGCGTATTCATGTCGCTGCTCGCCAAGGTCATGCCGGCACATATCGTCAGTGACGGCGGCAACCATCTGCATCTGCATCTAGAGGCCGCAATGCAGATCTCGAAGGAGATGCAGCAACAGCCCAAGCGCACGATAACCATTGAGCCGCAGGCACAAGATGCACCATCAGGCTCATTGCTCGATGCGCCATTGCCCGAGGAGTAGCGCGCTCTATGTATCTACACCTGCATGTGCCGACATCGGTATATACATAGAGCGCTGCAACCTGCGCGTGCCACGAACAACGAGAGACTGCGGTGATGTGCGTTATCGTGTCCACAAAGGGATATTATCGGACGTAACTACAGGTAGTGCGTGTTGCAGTGCAGCGTGTAGCTACAGAGCACTGCGATAGCTACGAACCAACACGACCCACATCGGCGCGGACCAGCACGATGCACGCAGCAACACCAACGCTCTAGCCGCATCGCAGCACTGCCACCGATCACCACCACCACCAGGATCGAGGGGGGGGTTGGTGCCCCCCTTCACGGCCTCGGTCATGACACCCACATCCACCCCCACACTCCCGAAATTTTTCTCACAAATGCAGCCGTATATACGCCGTGATATACAGGTGACATGATGACGATTGGGTTCATATTCTGGCTGATAATGTTGTTGGCGATTGTGTTTCACGTTGGTGGGTATTGGGGGCCGTATGCTGGCAATGCTGGTTACCAGCGGTTTAGCGGTGTGTGGGTGTTTGTGTTGTTGTTTCTGCTTGGTTGGGCGGTTTTTGGCTTTATGATTCAGGGGCCTGGTGTGCGATGAACCTGCTCGTTGTCATCCTGCTGGTGCTGCTGCTGTTTGGTGGGTTTGGTGGGGGGTATTATGGGTATCGTGGGGGGTATTATGGTTCGCAGGCGTTTGGTGGGTTGGGGCTGGTGTTGTTGATTATTGTGCTGTTCATTCTGTTTGGTGGAGGGCGGTTTTGGTGATGCAGCACTACGATTGAGCGAGTAGGGGCGGCATCTGGCGGTAACCGCCCGCTACTCTCCCGCGCTCCTTGCACGGGCGCGGTGTGGCATCACAGCACGGTCGAGTCCGATCTGCAACGACACAACCAACGAGAAACACAGGGGGCTTTCACGTGAAACGCTTACTAGCGACGACTGCCATCATTGCGGGCGCCTGCTTTTTCCACGCGCCGGCGTATGCGGATGTGATCCTCACGTTTGGGCAGACTGGCGGCACGCCGATCACTGCGACGGAGAATGGGGCGCAGACCGCGACGACGCTGACGGCTGTCAACGCGCCGATCAGTGTCACTCAGATCCAGAATGGCAGCCCGACGGCCGCATTCTTCGACCTCAGTGCGGCCTCGGTTGGGGCTGCACAACCGATCCTTGGTGGATCCGCGCAGAAGTTCTCTGGCACGTTCAGCATCACGAGTGCGGTCGGCGGTACTGGCACGAACTACCTGTCGGGCACATTCGCGGATGTGACATTCGGCAGTGGGGCGGGTGGGGCGCTCGCCGTCGGTGCGCCGCCTGACGCGCTGACGCTGACCAGCGACGTGATTACCTCGTTGCTGCAGCCTAGCGCGGTGGGCCTAGCGTTCGCGAATATCACGCCCGGTTTCAGCATTGTTGGAACTAGCATCGGCTCGTTCACATCGTCTGTGTCGGGCACGTTCTCGGCCAGCGCGGTGCCGGAGCCGGCGGGGCTGGCGTTGCTGGGCGTTGGGCTGGTGGGGTTGGGGTTGGTGCGGTCGCGGGGGGTGTTGTGAGCGATAAGATTGAGGCGATCAACGATTTGCGTGGCTCGATCAAGGAGACTGCGGCGGAGACGTTGGCGCTGCGGGACGGCATGATCGCGCCTGAGGAGGCGATTGCGAATATCGTGCTGGCGTATCGCCATCTGGAGGACGCCAGCATGCGGCTGGGCAAGTGTATTCAGGCCTTGGACGGGGGCGTCTCGGTCTATGACAAGCGCGGCACCGTCGGGGCGTGACTGAGCAGGAGCGCACCAACGGGCTGCTGGCGGGGATCAGTGACAAGCTGATCAGGGCATTGCCGCCCGCCATGTTGTTGTTGGTGGTTTTCAACGTGATGACGCTGGGGGCGATGTTGTATGTGGTGCAGCACAACATGACGGCGCGGAACGAGATGATCCAGCGGATCGTCGCTTCATGTCTGCGGCCGCAATAGCCGCCTCCTACTGATCAACCTGCCGCTGATTGCACTCGTGTTCAACCAGCTTGTCCAGCATTGCGGCAAGCAGTTGCAAAGCGGCTGCACCGCTGACGTGAGGCAGGTTTCCGTCGAGCATTTTCTCGGACATATCGCGAGCCATGCGCGCGGCGCGCTGAAGGCCGTTTCCGTAGCTGCTCATTCCGATGTTCCTACTCTTGCAAAAAGTAGCCCCGTCTCACACGGGAGAGCGGGGCTAGGTAGTTCTCGGACTTATCGCGGAAGCCATCTTAGCACAGCGGGGCGCCGCCATGCCAGCCAGGGCGAATATGAAGCATGTCATCTCGGTTCCCTGGTCCGACCACGAGCGCGATACCCTGCGTCAGATGTGGGAGAACGGCATGGGCTGCACCGGCATTGGCCGCCATCTGGGGCGCAGCAAATACAGCGTGCGTTCCGAGATAGAGACGCTGAACCTCGGGCCGCGTGGCAGCCTCGTGGCGCCCCCTGCACAGCCGCCTGGCCGGGTGGTGCTGGCCCGTGCGCGGCCGAAGCCTCTGGCGCCTGGCGCCAGCACGCTGCCGCCGCTGCCGAGTGAGATGCATGCTGATGAGTGAGACCGCTGCCCCCGACTATGCGGAGCGGATGCCTCCAAGTTGGGCGGAAGCTATTGCGAGGGCACCAAATCCCTATGAGGTATCGCTCGCCAGATACGCCAGGGCGCCGATCGCATTTGTTCGGGAAGTGTTGTTGGCCGAACCTGATGACTGGCAGATGAAGGTGCTGCGGGCGTTGGCGAGGGGGCACACGCGGATTGCGGTGCGCAGCTGCCACGGCCCCGGCAAGACGGCGCTGGCGGCGTGGGTCGCTGTGTGGTTCTCCAACACGCGGGCACCGTTCAAGCTGGCGATGACGGCGCCATCGTCTCCCCAGTTGTTCGATGCCCTCTACCCTGAGGTGATCAAATGGCTGGACCGGTTGCCGGGGGCCTGGAGAGAACTCTGGCACGTCACGTCGGACCACATCACGCTGAAGAGCAACGGGGAGTGTTTTATTACGGCCAGGACATCGAGGCCGGAGACTCCTGAGGCGCTGGCGGGGCTGCACTCGGACAACATCCTGCTGGTGGTGGACGAGGCGTCCGGCGTGCCCGAGCAGGTGTTCGAGGCGGCGAGTGGGAGTATGAGCAGTGCGGGGGCGATCACGCTGCTGATCGGTAATCCGACACGGTCCAGCGGGTTCTTCTGGAAGGCGTTCATGCTGGAGCGGGATCGGTGGTTCACCATGAAGGTGGGTTACCAGGACAGCCCGCGGGTGACGCAGGATTTCGCTGAGGAGATTGCCGGGCGCTATGGCGCCGACAGCAATGCGTACAGGGTCAGAGTTCTCGGGGAATTTCCGCTGGCTGATGCCGACACGCTGATTCCGGCCGAGTTGGTTGACGGCGCGATGGTAAGGGACACACCGCTGGACGGCAGCGCGGAGATCTGGGGCGTCGATGTCGCGCGGTTCGGGACTGATGCGTCGGTGCTGATCAAGCGGCGTGGCAACGTGGTGCCCGAGATGCCCAGAAGCTTCCACCAGCTGGACACCATGATGCTGGCTGGGGCGATCAAGGCGGAATGGGACGCGCAGATCCAGAAGCCGGCGCTAATTTGCATCGACGTGATCGGCATTGGTGCGGGCGTGGTCGATCGGCTCAATGAACAAAATCTTCCCATTTTAGGGGTCAACGTGTCGGAGAGCCCATCGACGACAGGGCGCTATGCGCGGCTGCGCGATGAGCTGTGGGTGCGGTGCAAGGAGTGGCTGTCGAGTAGGGCCGTTCGGTTGCCGCGCCATGAGCGGCTGCGGGACGATTTGGTCGCTCCGCGGTATGCGTTCCTGTCGGATGGGCGGTTGAAGGTCGAGGACAAGAACAGCATGCGCGCCCGGGGATTGCCGTCATGTGATTACGCGGACGCGTTGAACCTGACGTTCTGCCAGCAGGGGCTGGGGGTCGGCTCGGGGATGAGCGGCGGGATCTACGACAAGGTGGGGATGCGCATGGAACTCGGTGCCGAGGTGGAGGTATGAGCGGGCTGCTGGGACCGGTGGTGGCGCAGGGCATTACGCCGGACAGCGGCCAGGGCCAGCTGGCGACGGCGATCGCGTCGTTCTTCGGTGCGGGCACGCCGCAGTTCAGCACGCAGGCTCCACAGGCTGCGCCGCCACCAAACAACACCTATGACAAGTGGGGGCATGTCGTCACAGGGAGCCCGCAAGGGCAGGTGGCGGCGCCAGCAGCGCCCGCACCCGCCGTGCCGTCGCTCAACACCGGGCCGGGACTTCCGCAGGCACAGCAAGGGTCCAGCGCCGTCAATCCAGGGGCGAGCGGCTACGATATGTGGGGGCGTCAGGCGCCCGTTCCCGCCCAGGCCGCGCCACAGCTGCCTGGCCTGGCCGACATCCTCAAGGCGATCCAAGCCTATCAGGCACAGCAGGCGCTGGCCAACCAGCAACTGCCGCAGGGGCTGCTGGGGGGCAACGAGGCCGGCGGCGACCAGGGTTCTGCCGACCACGGTGGCGCCGATAGCGGGGTGATATGAGCGGACTGATCCAACGACCCGGCGGCCTGCTGTCTCCCATGGGGATGATGGGCGGCCCCATCCCGCCCCTGCCGCCGCTGCCGAACTTGGTTCCCAGCGGCATGCAGCCTCAAGGGTTAAACCTGGGTAGTGAGCAGATGCTCGCCTACCTGGTGCCACAGCAGGCGGATCTACATCCACACGACCCCGACCAGGATTTACCGACAAATCTGCGGCGCTACGCGGCAGGGCTGCGACCGACAGTCAAGCCAGCCGGCGTGCCGTGGCAGCAGGAGATCGTATTCGAGCGGCTGGGGAAGGACGACAGGGAGATTGAGGCGGTGGCCCAGTATTATTTCCGCATCGCACAGAATTACGACGCCTATCTCAGCCGCGAGCGGATTACCGCCAGCCAATACTACGATGGCCGCCCGCTCGGTGATGAAACGCCGGGGCGGTCTCAGATTGTGCTCACGGTGGTGCGGGACACGATCAGGAGTACGCTGCCGTCGCTGCTGCGCGTGTTCACGGGCGTTGAAGACCCCGTCAGCTTTGAACCGATTTCGTCTGAGATCACCGGCAACGATCAGTTGGCGACGACACTGGCGCGCCAGGCGACCGATTATGCGCGCTG